CGGTCTCCTGCCTCTGTTTTTTATACCTCTGGGAGATTGGCCGCGCCCCAGTGCCAAAAACATACAGCCGCCAGTTGTAACAAATTCGCCTTCCGTCCAGCTTCCTTCCGTTACTTGTTTCCCAAAGTCTCTGGTTAGCCGCTCATTGTATTGCAGCTCTGCCTGTAGGTCGGATAATAGCCGGATGGCTGCATCCTGACTTTTGGATACCAGAACCATGAAATGAATCTCCGGTTCTTCCTGGAACAATAGCCATAAAGGGATAAGTAAAGAAGCATGAGAGCTTTTGGCGTGTCCGCGCGCCCATTCCAGCAAAGCCCTGATGTTTTTCGTTCTCAGAATGACCTGAGCGGCTTCTATTTGGAATTTGGCTGTTTTCTTTCTGGCCAGATGCGGAAAATATTCTGAAACAAAATAAGCGTAATCTTTTCTGGCCCTTTTAATACGTTTGGCTCTTTCCTCTTCACTGTCCTCCTTTCCAAATTTTGCGGATAATATCCATGTGACACGGTCTTGCCACCGCTGTTGTAGTTCCTTGGTGATCTTTACTTTCATTAGTTGCCGAGTCTATGTTGAATAAATAGGTCTTGAAGCCGAATAAGCTTTTTAAGGAACGTCTCTTCGATTCCTTCTGTGCTTCTGCGTTCTAAAAGCCAGTTTTGGAAGTCCATAAAGCACATGATTTCATCATCCACCGTATTACGCTGTTTTAGCGTTTTGAGCTGCGCTACGGCTTTGGCAAAGGCATCGGCGTTAAAGTCCTCCTCATCCAGCATGAGGTTTATTTTGCCCAGCGCTTTTACAATAAGCTGGTCCATGCTGATGGTCTTAGCCGCTCTTTTGGCTTCCCATTCATCTTCCTTTTTCCAGGCGGATATAGTTTGTGCGGAAACGCCTGTTCTTTCGCTGATCTCCCCCTGAGAAACTTTTTGCATGTAGAGCATAAAAGCAAACTCCCGCATCCCGTCATTTTGGTTTCTCACTCGCTTTTTCTTTGGTGCAGCCTTCTTTAACGGAATTACTTTAGTCGCCTTCTTAACTGTTTTTTTTGTGGCCATTCGAGGTAGTTTATACTGCAAAACTGCCTGTGATTTGCCCCCTTATAAAATATCAAAGCAAGGTTTGCACAACTATTTCAACACGCTGTTTTTGCCGCCCATTTTTGCATCAGAGAAAAGAAAAAACAGCATGAAGCCATTTGTATTAAGTGACGGTTCTAAGATTAACAGCTTTGGGTTCAGGGTGCGGACATCTGGAATTAATTTTTCCAGATTCGATGCCAATCCGGTAATGCTTGCTGAACATAAAAATTCAATTGATAGCGTCATTGGCAAATGGTTAAACAGGAATATCGACGGTGTAAAGCTTGTAGCTGAACCCGACTTTGATATGGAAGATGATATTTCCAAAAAGATTGCCGGAAAGGTGGAACGGGGCTTCGTAAATGGGGCCTCCATTGGAATCCAGTTTGACTGGGATATGCTGCAAAAGCAAGAAGATGGTGAATGGGAATTAATAGAATGTGAATTACTGGAAGCGTCCATTTGCGCCATCCCTTCCAATGCATCTGCATTGCGCCTTTATGCTGCCACTGATGGTCATCTGATGGATGAACAGGAAATTAAACTGAGCCTTGCAGCACGATCTGCGGACGGGGCTGTTATCAATAAACATAAACCAAAAGAAAGAGAGATGAAAAAAGTAGTCCTTTCCCTTGCCGTTCTCATGGCACTTGATTTACAAAAGGAAAATACAGCCGATGGCGTAGACGCCGCTGCAATTGAATCCGCTGTACTGAAATTACAATCTGAGCGAGATACCGCCAATTCTCAGTTATCAGCCCAAAAGACCGCCTATGAAGCGCTGAAAGAGCAGGTGGATGCTCAGGCTAAACTGCATGTGGACAAACTGATTGATGAGGCCATCAAGTCAGGTAAAATTGATGCCACAAAAAAAGAAGACTGGACAAAGCTGGCTATGTCAAATTTAGCAATGGCTGAAAGTACCCTGGCTTCTATTCCTGCCAAAAAGACTCTATCTACTGAGGTGAATAACCCCGATGCCGGTGGTGACGTGAAGTCAATGGATGACTTCCAGAAAATGCCAGTAGACAAGCAGTTGGCTTGGAGGGCTGCTAATCCAGATGCTTATAAAAGCATTTGCGGGTAAAGCGCTCCGGTTTTAATAAAACCAAAACAAATTCTAAAACATTAAAATTTTAAGAAAATGCCTCAAAATTTCCCAGAAGTATGGCTCGGACGGGTCAGGACACAGTTAACCACGCAGGACGTTGCTCCTTGGTTAGATGGAATTGAAGAACTGGACACCCCCGTCATCGAACTGGGGTCAGGTAGTGCCGGTGAAAGCAACATTATTCATGTGCCAATTTCCACATTTGCACCTGATGTGTTGATTAACAATACCACTTATCCTATTGCCACGCAGGCTTATGATGACGATACTATCGACATCAAATTGGATAAGTATCAGACCAAATCAACCACGCTGAGTGATGACCAGGTGATTGGCGCTTCCTATCCTAAGATTGATGCCGCCACCAGATCTCATATTGTGGCCATCAACTCTAAGAAATACGCAAAAGCCATCCATGCGATTGCGCCAGCGGCCAACGCTGCCGGTACTCCGGTTATCCCAACTACCGGCGAAGCCATTAATGGCCGGAAAAGATTCACATTCGTTGATCTGGTCAGCATGAAAGACGCTTTTGATAAGCTGGAAGTGCCTGAAGTGGGTCGCAGAATTGTTCTTTCAACTGATCACTGGAATGACTTATTGGTTGACGAAAGCAACAAGGCTTACAACAAGCTGATTGTTGATTTCAAGACAGGTCAGCCTGCTCCGATTATTGCCGGATTCGAGGTGTATAGCTATATCTCTACGCCTTACTTCACTACCGCTGGTGCGAAAGTGGCCTTTGCTGCTGTTCCAGGTGGAACAGACAACCGGGCATCCGTGGCCTACTATGTGGGTAACATCGTCAAAAAGACTGGTCTCACCAAGCAATATTTTGCGCCTGCCAATCTGGATCCAGAAAACCAGACTAATAGGCTGAACTACCGTCACTATTTCATTACCCTGCCGGTGATGAACAAGTATATCGGTGCAATTTACTCAGCTGCTAGTGCTTAATGCTGATGTGTAGAAAGGGCGCAGCGATGCGTTGCGCCTCTTTTTAAATCCAATTTCAAAGCCTTTTAAATGACCAAGATCACTTCCATATCCTCCAATTGCCTGAAGCTTATTGAACAGTTTGAATGTTCAGGCAATGTTGATAGTCCTAAATGGCTGAACGCTTATCAGGATACCGGTGGGGTCTGGACAATTGGTATCGGCACTATCCGGTATTTCGGAGGTCGAAAAGTCGCAAAAGGCGATTGCATAACAGTAGACAAGGCTTATGAGCTTTTGCGGTTTGATTTAAAGCAGACTGTTATAGATATTGATGCTTTAACTGTTGATAGTATTAATCAGAATCAATTTGATGCACTTGTAAGCTTTGGTTACAATGTTGGTAGTTCTCAGATAGACGGCCCGTACGGCCCTACCGGAGGATATAAAAACAGTACACTGAGAAGGATTATTAACCAGAATCCAAATGATTTTGAAGCGATTATTCCGCAGTTTTTAAGATGGAAATATGATAATGGGGTTGCATACAATGGATTACTCCGCCGCAGACAGGCCGAAGCATGGCTTTACTGGAAAGGGGAATTAAAATACAATTTTTTACCAACCGATAAAATTATAGGTAATGGACAATAAAATTAAAGAGCATTTCAAAAGCCATAACAAGTCCGAAGTTTTTCAGACCTCTGACGGCTTCTTGTTTCACAAAGATTTTGACGCAAATGCGCATGCAAGGTCTCTAAAAGATAAGACCGTAAAGCGCTTTGAGCGCGGAAGTGTAGAGGCCGAAAAGCCGGAAACTACCACCGCCGAAAAGCCAACCGCAGGCGATACTGGTGCAAAGGCTGAAAAAAA